CAAATTTCGGCGCGAACCTCGACCAAGTGGTCTTCCGCGTGACCGGGCGGAAAATGAAAGTGCAGGTTCACCGCCTTCACTTCGCTCTCGTGCACGCCGTGGGCGGCCAGGATGGCCTGCGCCTTTTCGCGCAGCGTCTTCATTCCCGCCTCCAGCGAGGCATTTCGCGGCAGTCCCTCGGGGTAGGGGCGGTCAGCCCATAAATTCACGTCCGCATCCCGCACGCCACGCAAGACGCAGGCCTGATACAGCAGCGGACGCAAAAATGTGAAACTACCCGTCGCATGATGGCTGATGTCACGAGCAAGCCCGGCAAGCACGTGTATAGAAGTCATAGCCCATGCACCTTATGACGGTCGATACGCAGGGTGCGTAAGATGGTAACCAACCCCGCTGACCTCGATACACCGCCGGTCGCTCCGCCCCCTCGTCGTCAGCAATCGGTTCCTACAGGGACAGGTTAAACGCCAAGGTGAAGGTCACCACGCCGTGACCGGCCATGTCCACTGTTGTCACGATCGGTGATGGCGGTTGACGCACCTGCCCTTTCCGGTCCAGAAGCGCCGGAACCCGTTCAGAGGCTAGCGCCATGAGGTCTTCCAGCCCCAGGCCGTGTTCCACTAATTCATCCATGCCCACCACGTAAGTCGTATGCGCATGGGTGAACTTCAGTTCCAGCAGGCCCAGCAGTCGCAACTGAGTAGGCCTGCCTAGTCGTCTATCGGTGACACGCAGAGGGAGCATGCGATCGGCCTTTCAGGCGAGGACCAGGGCAGTTTATGTGCTTTCACGTCGAGAGCTCATACCCACCCCTTTGCCTATGACGAAGGTCGTATCGGACATTGACCTCGCACGTTGGCACGCGCGTAGGCATGACCGAGCGATTTGACCCATAGGTCCTTCGCTGCCGTATCGACGTCCGCCACATCGTTCTGAAACGCTCCCGGCAGAACAGCCCCCGGATGCAGTGTGCGCGGGCCTTCCGCAGCATGTACCGCATGCACGAAGACCCCACGCAACTCGTCAACCTGATTCGCTACGGCACCGTTGCCACGGTCGATGTGGCGACTGCCCGCGTGGTCGTTTCGGTGGGCGGCCTCACCACTAAGCCCATCCCCTGGCTTGCGCCGCGTGCCGGCGCCATGCGCACCTGGTCGCCGCCCTCCCCCGGCGAACAGGTGCTCGTGCTTTCTCCCGGCGGCAACCTCGGCGCCGCCGTCGCCCTGACGGGCCTCTTCTACGAAGCGTTCACCAAGCCCCACGACGCCACTGCCGACAATGTGGTGATCGCCTTCGGCGACGGCGCGGTGCTGCTGTACGACCAAGCGGCGCATCTGCTCAAGGGCGCGCTTCCGGCGGACGGGCGCGTCGAACTCACCGCGCCCCGCGGCTTTCGCCTGGTCGGCAATGTAGACGTGGACGGTCAACTGCATGTGATGCAGGCGGCTCGCTTCGACGCGACCCTGCATACCGCGCAGGACATCACCAGCGACGGGGACGTGAAGGCCGCCGACATCAGCCTGCGCAACCACCCGCACGACAAGATTCAGCCTGGGTCCGGCATGTCGGGCAAGCCGCAACCATGACCGGCATGTCCCGCACTACTGGCGCCGTCCTGCCGGAGATCGAGCACATCGCCCAATCCGTGGCGGACATCCTGACCACGCCGCTGGGCAGCCGCCTCGCACGACGCACCTATGGCAGCCGTCTTTTTGAACTGCTGGACGCACCGGTGAACGCCACCACCCGTGTGCGCCTGTTCGCCGCCACAGCGACCGCACTCATGCGCTGGGAACCGCGCCTCAGCGTGCAGCGCGTGACGCTGACGGCCATGGACGGTCTTCGAGGGCGCTTCGCCCTCGACATCACCGCTGCGCTGGCCGCCACCGGCGACGCCGTCACCCTCAGTGTGCCTATCGGAGGCGCCGCATGACCGGCGCCATCCAGCTCGACCGCCTTCCGCCGCCCGATGTGGTGGAACCGCTCAACTTCGAAACCTTGCTATCGCAGGGCAAGGCGATGTTCCGCACCCTGTGGGACGAACAGCGCAAAGCCGATCCCACCCTTCCCGTGCTCGATCTCGACCGCGAGTCGGAACCGGTGGTCAAACAGCTACAGCTGGTCGCCTATGTCGCGCTCGGCTTGCGCCAACGGGTGAACGACGCCGCTCGCGCCAACTTCTTGGCCAGCGCCAAGGGCGCCGACCTCGACAACCTGGGTGCGTTCTACGGCGTCAGGCGCCTAGTGCTCCGCGACGCCAAGCCGGAACTCGGCGTTGAGGCGATCTACGAGGCCGACGACGACTACCGCGAGCGCATCACCCTGGCGCCGTCGTCGTTCTCTGTCGCTGGTCCCGAAGCGGCCTACATTTTTCATGCGCGTAGCGCTTCCGGCGACGTACTGGATGCCAGCGCGATCAGTCCGACGCCGGACGATATTCGCAGCCTGGTGCTCGGTGTCCTGGCTGCGCACAACGCCACGGCCGAGCTGGTCGCGGGCATGACACACGCGCTCGACACCGCCACCTGGCCGGGCGAGGTGATTGTGTCGGTGCTGTCGCGCAAGGGCGATGGGCAGGCCGACAACGCACTGCTTGCGACCGTTCTGGCGCGCGTCAACGCCGATGGCGTTCGCCCTCTGACGGATGCCGTCACCGTGAAATCCGCCGACATCGTGCGCTTCACACTGCGCGCGAGACTCTGGTCCTTTGCCGGCCCCGATCCCACGATTGCGATGGCGGCCGCGCGTCGCCAGCTGGATGCGTACCTGGCCGATGCACGCCGACTGCGCCGCTCGATTGCGGTCTCGGGCCTCTACGCCGCCCTGCATGCCGCCGGCATCCAGAAGGTGGAGCTATTGGAGCCCGCGGAAGACATTGTCATCGCCGCCACCCAGGCCGCCTACTGTGACCCCACCGACATCGACCTGACGTACGGTGGCATCGGTGCGTAGCCTGCTGCCGCCCAACAGCACGTCGCTGGAACGCACCATGGAGGCGGTCACGCTGCGCCTCACGGACGTGCGCGTACCGCTGCGCACGCTGTGGAATGCCACCACGATCAGCGGCGAGCTGCTGCCGTGGCTGGCCTGGTCGGTCGGCCTGGACAGCTGGAAGACGTATTGGCCCGACTCGGTGAAACGCGCGCGTACCGCGCAGGCCATCGACATTGCGCGCCGTAAAGGTACGGCGAAGGCCGTACGTGACGTGGCTGCCGCCTTCGGTGCCTTCGTGACCATTGTCGAATGGTGGCAGAAGACGCCGCGGGGCATTCCCCACACCTTCGACGTGATCGTCACGGTGTCCGGCCAGGGCGGCACCGAAGCCAGCGCAGCGTACGTCGAAGACATCATCGCGGAAATCACCCGCACCAAGCCCGCGCGCTCGCATTTTGTCGTCACGCAAGGCCTGCATGTCCTAGGTGGCATCGGTCTCGTGTGTGCCGTGCGCGCGCAGTCCTATGCCCATATGAAATTTGAGGACGTTGCCTGATATGGCCCTCGGCTTCACCCTGACCCCCGAAGGCCTCGCGGCGCTGCGGAACCCTGACGGTGACGGCACCCGCGCGGTACGCGTCGCCAGCGTCGGCCTCACCGCGGCCACCCTTGTCCCGGGCCAACCCGTGCCCAACGAAATCAAGCGGGTCTCCACCCTGGCCGGCGGCGCCACCGCGGCGGACACGATCCACGTCACCGTCACCGACGCGACGCCGGGCGCGATCTATGCCGTGCGTGGCTACGGCTTCTATCTCGATGACGGCACGCTGCTGGGCTCCTACGGCCAGGCCGACGTGATCGTGGAGAAGTCCGCAGCGTCCACGATGCAGTTGGCGGTCGATATCCAATTCAGGGCACTGGATGCCACGCAGATCACGTTCGGCGACACCACGTTCCACAATCCCGCGGCGACCACCGACTTGCTCGGCGTGGTGGAGCTGGCTACCTCCGCGGAAGTGAAGGACGGACGGGATACGCAGCGTGCCATCACCGCACGCGGGCTGCGCGACACGCTGGACGATCGCTTGGGCGCCTTGGCACCCTCTTCCTTCGTCAAGCCGCTGCTCGCCCTCGCCAACGCGTCGCAGTTTCGCGACGCCATCGGTCCGGAGTTCAAGGCTGCACCGCATCAGCACCCGATGGCCGACATCATCGGCCTGATCACTGCGCTTTCTGCCAAGCTCGATGCGCGCTCGCGCTACGTCCCGGGTCAGATCATCGTCTCGGCCGCGCTGTCAGCGCCCGCCGGCACGCTACTGTGCAACGGTGCAGCGATTTCGCGCGGTGACTACGCCGACCTGTTCGCGGCTATCGGTACGCGCTTTGGCGCGGGCGACGGCAAGACCACCTTCAATGTGCCCGCCTTTGGCGAAGGCGCGGTGATCAAGGCCACGGTGGACCCTCAGAAGGTCGCCATCTATAGCGCGGGCTCTGTGTTGAGCCATACCCACGGCGCCACCGCGGCGGCCGTTGCCGATCACAGCCATACGGTGTCTATCGTCGCCGCCGGGGGACACGCGCACGGTGCAAGTTCCAGCGGCGTCGGCGATCACGCGCACGGCGCCTGGACCGATGGCCAAGGCTGGCACGGCCATACCGGCGCCACGAATGTGGCCGGTGGCCACACGCATACCGCAGCCAATGGCGCATCCATCATCACCAATGCGTGGGGTGACGTGGGTTACCAGGGCGCCGGCAGCCCCCGTCTGCAAAGCGCGGGCGCCAACACCGCCGCCGCGGGTGATCACCAGCACGGCCTGAGCATCGATGGCAACGGCACCCACGGTCACAACATCGGCATGAACGGCGCGGGCGGTCACGCCCATGAGATCTACATCGCCGCCGTCGGCGACCACAACCACAACGCCTCAGCCGGCAGCGCCGGTGGCCACGTCCACACCATCACCGTGTCCGCGGCAGGCGAGAGCGCCAACCTCGCGGCCGGCTGGCATCTGTTCCATTTCATCGCCTACTGAGGCCACCGCATGTCTGACCACCTGCCGGCGTCGACGTACGCCTACAGCTTCGACACCATCACCCGCGAGTACCTGTGCGCCGTGCTGGTCTATCTCTCACCCGCAGAAGGCACATACCACCTTCCCCCGAACGTAGTGGAGGCCAAGCCACCCGCCGAGATGGGGCCGCGCCAGGCCGCGCGCCTCAACAGCAGCGGCAATGCCTGGGACATTGTGCCCAACTACCGCGGCGCGATGCTGTGGGACATCGCCACGGGCCACCCAATCCCCAACACCCTGCGGCTCGGCGAGATGCCGCCCGCCGGTGTGACTGCCGAGCCGCCGCCGGTGTTCAGCGATGCACAGCCGCTGCGCAACATCTGGAACCCCACGGCGCGCGCATGGCAGCAGGAACCGGACTACAGCCGCTTCCCCGTGTGGTGGAAGGCCACCGGCGATCTGGCGCCGCGCGTGCCGTCCGGTCGCGAACTGCCCGACACGCTGACCACGCAGTGCCCGCCGACGCCGGGCACGCACCAGGCCGTGCAGTGGAACGACGAGCACGCCAACTGGGCGTTCGTCGCCGACTACCGCGGCTTCACCTACTGGACCGCCGATGGCGTGCGGCACGTCATCACCCAGCTCGGCGACCAACCGCCGACCGGCTATCTCTCCGCGCCGCCCGCGGACGTGCCGCCGACCACCGACTCCATCACCACCGAGGGCTAACCCATGTCTACCGCCTACCACCACGGCGCGCGCGTCAACGAAGTCTCAGGCGCCGCCTACACGATGCAGACCGTGTCCACGGCGACCATCGGTCTGATCGCCACGGCCAAGGACGCCGACGCGAAGACCTTTCCGCTCAACACGCCGGTCCTGCTGACCAACCCCAAGGCGGCCATCGGCAAGGCCGGTATCACCGGCACCCTGGCCGGTAGCCTGCGAGCAATCTCCGACCGCGTGACCTGCCCCACCATCGTCGTGCGCATTGAGGAAGGCGCGGACGCCGATGCCACCACCTCCAACGCGGTGGGCACGACCACCGAGGACGGCCGCCACACCGGCCTGCAAGCATTGCTGACCGCCGAGGCCCGTACCGGCGTGCGTCCGCGCATTCTCGGCGCGCCGGGCCTGGACACCCAGCCGGTCGCCACGGCGCTGTCCAATGTCGCCAAGAAGCTCAAGGCCTTCGGCTACGCCAGCTGCGACAAGGCCAAGACGCTCAGCGAGGCCAAGACCTATCGCGACAGTTTCGGCGCACGCGAACTCATGCTCATCTGGCCGCACTTCACCGCCTGGGACACCGTGGCCAACGCCGAGGTGCAGGCCAACACCGTCGCCATGGCGCTGGGCCTGCGCGCGAAGCTCGACCAGGACGTGGGCTGGCATCGCTCGCTGTCCAACATCCCGTTCGATGGTCCGATGGGCATCACCGCCGACGTGTACTTCGACTATCTCAGCGAAGGCACCGACGCGGACATCCTCAACGAAGCGGGCATCACCACGCTGGTCAAGCACAATGGCTTCCGCTTCTGGGGATCGCGTACCTGCGACAAGACCGACTTCATCTTCGAGGTGTACACCCGCACCGCGCAGGTGATCGCCGACACCATCGGCCAGGGCGTGTTCGAGTACACCGACAAGCCCATGCACGCCAGCCTGATCATCGACATCATCGACGCGATCAACGCCAAGTTGGGGAGCCTCGCGCGCTT